CCACAGCTTCCACGGGAAAGCAGCACAGTCTTTGCCTGGTACGAAAACTTTCTTCGCAAACTCACATGATAAATTGTCATTCACCATGGACTTACTTATACCGATTCCCATACCCAGCCACTTGCATAAACGTCTATACCGGTTTGTGACAGCAACGTCAGCAATGACAATGCCGTCTCCCAGTAAAGCGTAAAGCTTGAACCAACCCTTATGCCCCGAAGGATAAGATGCCGGTGAGGTTCCCCTCATCATACATTGTCTCCAATAATGGAAAAAAATATCCGTTGAATAAATTTCCCAAAACCTTTGAACAACATACTTGGGATCACCACACCAGCGCCCGGATTTCATCTTAGATCCAGGAAGACCATGCAATACGAGTACATTACATACTTTTAAATACCGCACGACCCCCTTTGACCCTCGATGTCTTGCTCACCGAGCACACATCTTAGCGAACGGAACAACTGATACGATACGCTCTTTAGTCACCTTCCCTGCCGTCGGACAGGTCACGCTCACCAGCGGACCCATCAGACGGTACCGGACTTTTAAATCTGGCTGCCAAGATCGCACTTTCCCAACTCCTATCCGACCGCGGCGAGTAATCGCTAAGGTCCTTTAAGAGTTTAATCATTTACATAATTAATGTTTATCGGGAAGGACGGTCTGCTTCGGTTTGCCAACGTTTCTCGATGAGGGACGTTGGGGCCGCAGGCACCTCTTGGTAGAGGGCTAGGGGTGGATACCCTAAATTAGGTTATCCTGGGACTGAAGTAGTACTTGCACCACCCCCTCCCGGATCACTGGGGAGCGACCCCGCCATCAACCTCGCGTATGCGATCTTGGTCAATGACTTGGTTCTATCGCTAGAACCCTCATAAGTAAACTGCCTATGAGCAATGATCTGAGAATTATGGCTTGGGTACCTCAACCTCCCAGGGGACCTACTATGGTTTGCTTCCAGAGTAGAGACCGCAAAACAAAGGTTTTCGATCAGTGATGATCTAGCCCCCTTGCACGCGCGAGTTTCCCCGCACAGGCAAGAGCACCGCCTCTGCCCTTTGGAGTCCACAATGGAACCATAGACCGAGTGCATACTCAGCGCCCAAACATCAATCCTTTTCAAGGGTAGGTATTTATCGAACTTTCGTTCCCTACCAGGGACGGACGCCTGGGTGGGTAACTCCCTCCAGAGCGCACATTAGTGAGTTATAGCGATAACTTCTCAAGGGAACGACATTCCCGACTAAGAGGTACGATTAGAGTTGATTACTTTAACCGAATACACACCCCCACATGAGGAACTCAATAACAAAACCGGAGCACCCGCTTAGGATTCAAAGACTTGCGTCTTCTATCCTCAGGACGTGCGACCTGTGAGGGTCGTCGTAGCGCGGAACACTCGAACTAAAGATGCCGTGGCACAATTAGCCAGCAATGCTAGAGTCTACCACAAGGTGGACTTGTAGCA